GCCTCTATTTCTTTGTCGAGCATTTCTTTAGTGGTGTAGGGATGCCATTCATCTCTTTTTGTTTTTTTGTTATAACGGTATTCTCCCGTTTCTGTTCCTGTTCTTTTTATCTTTGGAGGATCAGTTAGTGTAGTTGTTCCGGTGTTTGGTTGAGTTGCTCCAAATGTTTTTACCGGAGGTAAGGTGATAAACTCTGTTTTTTGATCTCTGGTCCATTCAGCTAAAGATGTCTCGGCATCTAGTTCAACCTCAATATCAATATCTGCACTGTCATATAAACAATTAGTAGCTAGGTCATATAACCATACGTTTACAGAACCTAATTTATTCCTAATCATAAAGATATAGAAATCATCCTCAGGGATTTGTTGTAAGAGTTTACCGTAAAATGTATTGTCTATTCCGGATGGATTTACAGCCATATTAACGTGGCTATGTCCGTGAAAGCGTAGAGAATTAATAACATCATCAGGAAGTTCCATACACCATTTTACATAGTCAGCCTCATCAGTTTCTACGGTTGCTGCTGTAACAATTTGTGGATACATGAAGATATCTGTGACGGTGTAGACACTATCCTCTCGGATGATTGTACCATGCCAACCAATTTCTGTAGCTGTGGTCATCATCAGATTTGTCATCTTCAGATAAGCTGTAGCAGTAAATTTAATTAGTGGTCGTATGATTTGTGTGTCTTTAGTAGAGGTCAGGGTCGTTTCGAACTTCAGTTTGTCCGACTGCATTCTCTCCGTTATCAGGAACTCTTCGAACTGTTTCATTAGTTGGGCTTGAAGTTCCGGGGTTAGCTTGATTGGCTTCATGTGCTTTCTTCTCCTCTTTTTCTTGTTTATATAGTGTATAAAGTTGTTCTTTATTGTACCATTCTTTTGAGGCCGGATCAAAGACAAATGGGTTTACAAGATATGTGTTGTTTATTGTGCTTATAAGATGACTTACAACAGTTGAGTCTACGAAATTTAAATTTTTACAGGCTGCAAGAATTTGTTCAATTGCTTCGATGTAATCACCTGAAGTTAATAGTCTTTCAATGTTAATTCTGTTATTTCCCCAGCAATTATAGCGCATTAAATGTGGTTGCATTATAGCATTATAGTCAAATTGGGAAGTTTCAACATGTGACCAAGACTCTGCGTTGATTTTATTGGTAGAGAGATCGATATGAACTCGGGTATGAGTTTGTATTTTTAACACTCGTTCTTTAAATATCTTTTTGAATATCCAACCAAGTTGGGGTATTGTGTTTAAACTTGATTGTGGATTTTTAAAGTACATATTTAAAGGTTCATCGTCCCAGTATTCTAGAGGGGTTTCAATATCTAGTATAATTATTGAGTCGATTTTCTCTGCAGCTGTAATATGTTTATGATTTAAGATGTAATTTACAACTTCTTCGTTGTCTTGTGCTGGAGTAGCCCTGATGCCAAGAAGGGTATATTGAAGGTCTCGTAAGTTGTTTTGAAGTCCTCGGAGTGTGTCTTCATATTCTCTTATTTTACGTTGAGCAGCAACTTCACTATCTGTGTATATTCTGATCCTACGCTCCTGAGTGCTTTGAAAGCATTTGATTAATAATGCTCTTTTATAATAGGATACTAAGTCTCTGGAAGTAATCCATGTATTGATACCATCAATCCATTTACCAAAGTCAGATGCACCATAAGCTTCAAATATTTCTTTGACTTCTTCGAATTTATCTCCTAGTAAGTCAGGGAATATTAAAGGAAGAAGAGCAACCACTTGCCTGTATAACTCCCAGGTATAGGTGTTAGTCACCACAAGGAGGGCATGACTTCCCCACGCCAGGGGTTTATATACACGGATACGATGTTGAGAGCTGGTTTGTAGCCCGGTTGAGATATGCTTTTCATCTGCAAAATATTCATCAAATTTTTGAAACATGCCAATTGATGATTTAGCGACATGTACAAATTTAATAACATTGTTAGTTGGGCTTGAACGTCTGTTTGGTGTAAAGCCTACAGGTGGATTTATTTGCCAATCATATTGGTAAGTTGTGTGACTAGGTGGGTATTCTACTACATTATGTTCGATAGTTATTGTGTTATCTACACCAACTAGGTCGTTTCTGTAATAATTAATTAAGCTCATCATTACTCGTGCCGGATTGTCTATGACACATCTGCTAGATTCTTTAGTACTGCTGCGATATTTAAAAGATTGTGTACCTACATCTAGCCATTCTGATAAATCTCTTTTGAGTTTTTCTAAGCGTGGGTCTAGGCTATAACCCTCGCAAGTATATGAACCATTTACAAACATAACTTTACTCCTTTCTAAAGTTTAAAAAAAAAGGACACCATACTCTGTATGATGCCCCTTGTTGAGAGATTAGGCGTTGTCGCTCTTTACGACAGCGATAAGGTAGCAGCTATCTACGACTCCCATTTCCGTGAATGTTTTGTTAAGTTCTGCGGATGAAACTGACGAACCGTCAAGATGAACCGGTGCTACTGAATAATTGATCTGATGCTCATCAAGGACTGACTTGAGAGTTCTTTCTGGATCAACTGAATATGCTTTTCTGCTCAGTCCACTACCAACTGTTACTGAAATCATGTGTAAACCTCCTCAGGTTTGTTGAAAAGTTAAAAGGTTACGATTGTATTATCAACGCCCTGTATTGATTCGCAACCTTGTCCGGGCTTTGATGGGATTTAGCCGATGGTGATGCTTTCGGTCATGGTGTCGAACTTACCGTTCAGTTCGGCGACTGCACTTGCGATAGTTGTCTCGATCTTATTCAGTTCGAGTAAGCCTACGCCATAGCATTCCTTGATCCAAGTCAGTTTCTCTTCGTTGGATAAACCTGCAGGAAGTAGGATCGTCATTTCAGCAAAACCATCTGCGTTTGCAGTGTTAAATGCTGCGCCGGCTTTTCCGAAGGATGGTTTGAAGCTTGGTGTTATTCTGAAGATTTCGTCCTCAGTTTTAGGCTCCACTATAACCAAGGCTTTTGGATTGTACTTCGCAAGCTGCATGATGTCCTCGAGCTTGACTGTGCTGGTGAGAACCATTGCGTCTCCCAGTGTTTTGATTTTTGACATGATAATCTCTCCTCTTTCTTATTTATAAATAGGGTATCCCTAATTATATTTATTTTAACACTATATATAACTATTTTTTATTTTAATGTTTCTTGTTTGGTACAAACTTTACACGAGTGTTTTTGTTAAGGCCTTTTGCCTCCAGAATCATTTCAATTGTTTCTTTAGGCACTGTGCCTTCGTCACCTAAGATTGTTACGGTATCAGTCACTTCATCGTATTTACACATAATCGTTTGGACCGTTTCTACTCGACGTAATTTGATTGGGTCAGGCAATTTTGGTTCAGGTGTTGGGTCCGGCAGTGAAGCTACCCACTTGAGCATAAATGCACCATAAAGATGTAATATTTTCTCAACGATTTCTTGCAGTTCACCTATTATTTCTTCGTTCTCTGTGCTTAAGTCCGGCTTCTCCAACAATGCACTGGCGATAGCGTCGATAGTAGTTCTTCGAAGTTCATCATTGGTTCGATACTTAACAATGAGGCGTTCGAAGGTTTCTTGATCCATCAATGGCATCAACTCCTTTATTATTTTTATTTTACACTATATATAACTATTTTTTACTTTATAGGTATAATTTACTGTTGTTGGGGTAGAATAATTATATTATACTAGAAAAGTGTTGTCAAGACCGGTCAAGCCTGTTATTTGTTTAAATTTTCAGGGGGCCGGTTTTTTAATAGAGTTGTTGAATAAATGGGCTATCAAATGTTAAGGTGGGGCATGTCTTTAATAGTTCCCATAAACTCTCGTACCTTGTGTTTAATTGTTCATTAAATTTTGTTAAATTGTAGGCATATTCTGGTCCGTTACCGTAGCTTGAGTAACATTCTAATAAATGTATGGCATCACTTTTTTGCACACGAATAAGAATTATATCATGATGTATGTCTACTTCGATAACTTTACCACGCATATTATTTCTCCTTTGGCTTGATTATCTTCAGAGTAATTGTATCTGGTGTGGTCTGTATTTCAAATTGAACTCCTGGGAATAAGTCCATAGCATGACGGATATCTTTGTTTAGATAAACTCTGCCATTATCGTCCATAAATGTTCGGATCGTTGGGGTTGGTAAATCCATAGTAAAATGAAATGATGTCATATCATTGTTCCTTTTCTACAATACAGGTGCAGACATAATACTCACCTTTGTATTGATTAGCTGTACAGATTGTTGTGGCTGATATAATACAATATGTTGGGTTAGTTTTGAGATACTCTTCAATGTGAGTATTGATTTCACGAGCAGTATTTGCTGCGAACAGTATTGCTTTAGTTGCTTTCATCAGCTTTCTCCATTCTTCGTTTAATTTCTCCCAAACATATAGGTGTATAGTTGATACGTTCGACACATGCACAGAATGATTGTTTGGTTACATCTTTATAAGTTGCATCACTGTGTACATGGCCATAGATATTAGCATAAGGCATATGATTGTTAATATACATAGGCTCATGAGAAAGAATAAAGAACTGATCTATTATAATAGGAAAGGGACTGATAAGTTCTATTCCCATACTAAACCATAGTTTTTGATGAATACCTTTATCATGATTCCCCACGATTAGGAACTTACGACCGTTCAATACACCTAAGATGTTCTCTAAGGTTGCTTTATCAGTTAATGCAAAGTCACCTAGGATATAGATTTGGTCACCGGGTAGTACAGTTTTGTTCCATCTGTAGATCATTTCATCATTCATTTCTTGTACATCTTTAAATGGACGATCTGCATAATCTATAATGTTCTTATGCCCGAAGTGTGTATCAGCTATCACCCAGGCATTATCAGCTTTTGTCATCATCTTCCTCCTCATGATTTAGTTGATACTCTAACGTGACCCCGAGAAAACACATTAACGCACAGGCTATAAATATCGTAGCAATGCAGGACCAGAAGTTATTGTATGTAAAGGCTAGGAAGTAAAAGTAAATTGCCATTGTAAAGATAAAAAGTTGTGCTGCTATTCTAACATATTTCATTATCTCGCATCTCCTTCGTTGGGATAAATTTTGCAAAGCATGTACTGCAGAAATATAAAATGATATCGTTGTGATTCCAAAAAGGCCGAAGCCTCTCAGTAACGTATGAAACATATACTTTATTAAGAGGCTTAGCCGCATCCCGCATAAACTTTTTGTGACAGGAGGCACAATACTGAATCATCTTGCTTTAAGAGCTTTCAGTATATTCTTTGAGCGGGCGATGTTGATGAGTTTTTGTTCGCGGGTTTTAACAGGTCGTGCAGGATAAGGTTTGATCTTAACATCTTTGGGGTTGTATGTAGGGTGAGATGCTAAGAAGATTGCTTTACCTTCTTTTGTTGCACTGTAATGTCGGACTACCTTGCGTTTCTTCTTGAAGATGTTGAACAGTTTCATTTCTGTTTCCTCCTTAAGTTTTTATAGTCGAGGTAAGCTATTAAGCTTCCTACAAACATTCCGATAACGAACATAACAATCATTGCACATAGTAAATCTTCTGGGTTAACCATTTTATCCCCCTGTCTTAGTGTAACGCATGATCTCAATGTACCTATGTAAAAATGTGAGTTGCTCAAAGTTATGCTGTTGAACAATAAGCTCATGCATATGATGTTGTTTCTTTGAGTGAGCAGTTGTGTAAGGATTAGGCACCTTGCTTGGGATGAGTACACACCACTTGGGTCTAGACATAGACAGTACCTCCTATATTATTTTTTATAAACACAACTTTAAACTATTTTTTAATTATACCAATTTTGGCATATATTGTATATAAGTTTATGTATTATAATGAGGGTAATGCACGTCCTCCGGGCAAATATTAAAAAAAAAGATCGTAGATCGATCTAGGGGGATCACCGGTATTTTGTAGTTTGATCTTTGATCTTGGGTCATTAATTGAACTTGGTCTTATGGGCGTGGCAAAAAAAGGGAAGCTCCAGAGTCTGAACTCGGAACTCCCCAAGAGATAGGAAGGAATAGTTAATTATGCGATCTTCTCGTCATCAGCAGCTGCGACAGCTTGTACTGTGCCGGTTGTTGCTTTACGCGGGGCTGTCTTTTCGAAATCGAAGTTTGGAAAAGGACGGTCGCCTCCCGGGTTATCTGCGAAGGATACGAATACTTTGACCGGTGCTGCGGGCTTGATTTCTTTGCCCTTCTTGTCGAATTTGGCCATGCATTCGTAAGCTACGTCTGCGAATCCGAGGTCTGCTCTGTCACCAAGGCCGAACTGTCTTTTGAGTTGAGCCCCTGCGACTTCGAAGTTTTTCTCGGATGACATGAACTTGCGAACGACTCTGCCGCCTTCAAGCTCAAGCAATACTACAATTTTCTGATCTGCTGCATCGGCTGCTGGGCACTCAATGCCTTTGATTGTTGCATTGTACACACCCTCCTGCAGGTCTGGTGCTACCGGTTTACGAAAAGCTGCCATCAATTCCTGATTTGTTAAAGCCATGATACACTCCATTTCTGCGTCGAAACGCTACACAAATATTTTTTATACACAAACTATAACTACTTTTTATTTCAAAGCGGAATCAGTACGATCTGGATGATACAAGGTTAATGAATGGAGACCTCAGCAGCAGGGTTGGCTTTTTGCTCTGAAGAAACTCTAGCATTGGTGATGGTTCGATGTCAAAGGCGAATGAGCAACCGAGTTGAAGTTCGATCTCAGTCATACCTCTGATAAAGGGATAACGTTTTGTTTTTGGAATAGAGACTACATAAACTTCGGTGTCTCCGTCCAAGGTGATGAGGACTTCTGATTGTGTGTTGTTGACTTTAGAGACTTTGCCTAAAACTGGATTATAGAAAGTACTAACCATGATAGCGATACTCCTCTCAAAATATTTTTATAACACAAATAATAAATACTTTTTATTAAAATGTATAAATATACAGTCTATGCATCGTTTATACATAAGGGTAAAAAGGCCGATTTTTGATTTTGTAATTTTTGAAACAGTCAAAAGTTACTACTTTTTGTTCCCCAAAGTAGAAAGTTTTTGTTCCCCGTGGTAGAATAATTTCTTTCTCAAGGCATATTTTGATGTGAGAACGTTTTTGTTCTACCAAAGTGAAAGTTTTTGTTCTACTTGGGAGAAATAAAGTAGTCTATTTTGAAGAGTCCAAAAAAAAATTTTAAAAAAAACACAAATTTGAAAAAAATGAAAATGTATAAATATACATAATAATATTAATAAATATATAAATAATAATATAATATAATATATATAATATATAGATATATACTGTAAGTATAAATGGTAAATTTTAACAAATTGTAGTGTGCTTGTCGCCTGTGCGACTGCAACAGCTGCGATAGAAAAGAAATAAGATTAGTAATAAGATGTGCATGATACCTCCTATAACCACCACATAGAGAGGGATGTGGAGTCCCTCTCACTCTGCCAGTGATTTTAATTTAGCCTATAACTACCGGCTGGTCTTTCTCGTAAGCCACTATGGTGACTCTGCTATCTAATAACGGTTTGATAGCTTCTTTGACAATAGCCCAATCGAGCTTGCCATTACCGCATCCAGGTCTGGGAAGCAACACTTTTGAAGTCGGTGTAAGCTTCTCCATGAGTTGTACGCAGGACCTCTTGATGAGATCGAGATCGGCATCGGTATTCCAGGTGATCTTAGTCGGGAAGGATACCAACATCTTATCCTTGTACTTGCAGATAGGCCTGACAATGTGACCAGACTCTTTGATCTTAGCACCGAGTATAGCTTGAATGCCCTGTATCTTCCAGGTAGCTTCGTAGGCAATGCCTCTACCCATAACTGCTTCGCCGTACTTATTGACTGAGCCGTTAGTGAGTATGCAGAGCGCGGTGTAATCTCCTGTCTCCAGAAGTTTCCAAGCGTTGCCATAGACTTCGGTTAGTCCTTTAGCATCTACAGCTGCCTGAGCCCTGGTTCTGACCTTACCGGATATGATTGCATCTAAAATCTCAATGATCTTAGCATCTGCCTTGGGAGCAGTTGTAATTTTGTCGAAGTCCACGGTTATTTTGTAATCGGCAACCAGTGAATCCAACTTAGCTTTTTGTGTGTCTTTAATCGCCATCTGTATATCTCCTTTTTCCCATTAGTTTTGCTAGCTGTTTTTCGTCAGCCGCTGATAGTGCATCTTCGTAGTTCACAAACTGGACTGGGTACTCATGATATATGTCATACTCTGTATCATAGCAACCCTCGGTTATCTTGTAGACTGAGCCACATTCAGGGCATCTCTTGTAGTCACAGTTGAACAAGTCTTCTTCTGTTTCTACATAGCTTTGACCTTCCGTGGTCTCTAATAGAACAGCTCCGGTGTGTTGAGTGAACCATGAATATTCTTCATAAGTGTCTAACAACATACCTTCAGACGGCTCTACTACCTCTGGTCTAGACTCTAATTTAAAGACGGCTGGAATATAGAAGTTATCGGGTTGGTCTTCGTCCTTAAATATTCGCTTAATGCTTGCTGCATAGAGCGCATTTCGTTCCTGGTTATCTCTTGCTTCCGCTCTTTTCTGCTTGGAGTCTTTGTAACGTTCTGATGAATAAGCATAGAATTGAGCAGAGGCTGCATGATCCTTATCGAATCCGAATAACCTCTCACTGAATTGAGCACATCCACTACGGGTCTTCCAGAAGCTAAGTTTTCTAGCCAACATAGGGTAATTCCTCTCATAGACAGGGCCATTATCTCTGAGTTCTGCTATTTCTGCCGGTGTTAGATAAGTGGTTCTGCCTGATATTGGATCAAGGAATGTTTTAGCTGCAATGTCTCGCTCGTAGATATCGTTGTAATAGATTTCCGTGTTGACTTTCGCGCTGGGTGTTGAGGTTGTTATGCCTATTTCCCTGCATTTTAACACGAATAACCTATAGAACTTCTCTAGATATCCCCAATCTTTAGGCTGATTGAATACAACACTACGCATATAATCGTTATAGTTCTTAACGAGGTCTATGAGTTGAGGATTCGTACAACCGTCCCAATCAGGGAAATCTTCCAGTGCAAATGGTGCATAATAGTACCCTAACCAATCTTTAGGATACTTGTTTTCAATCCGGAATCTTCTGTTGTCTGGTGAGATCATCTCAATAGCTGTGCCACGAGCACTGAACATACCTAGTACTCCTGTGAAGCTTTGGGCAACACTGGATACTGCGTATACTCTAATGAGACTTGGTGCTGAGTCTGTATATGCCTGTAGTTCTTCTTTAAGGTCATACACAACTTTTGCTCCTACAGCACTCTTCTTCTTCAACATGAACATATTAATGAACCATATTGAGTCAGACTCCAGGATTCCACTAACGTGTTTTACAACGTACATGGTTTATTCCTCCTGTGTGATTTAGTTAACTACCGGTAATTTATACTACGGTATATCAGGACATAAGCATCACTCCTTTCAATGAGTGTAATACGAGCACCCTATGTGCCTACCTAATTCTCCGGATGTTTCTTGACTTAAGATACAAAAGTCCAATTAGAATGAATACTACTATGATGTTCCCGTTCTCGTACATGATGTTGCCTCCTTTGTGTGTTATGCTGCCAGTGAGTTGAAGAACTTAACTACTTCGTCTGATCTGAGTCCGTGTGTTACTACCATGTCTAGGTCCATGTCTCTGATGGTCCATCCGGTTGTGCCTCTGTACACTTCGTACTCGTCTAGTACTGTGAAGCTGGCTGTTGTCTTACCTGTGAGTAGTCTTGCCAAGTACCTTGTCATGTTGCTGTTCATTGTATTGCCTCCTGTGTATTAGATACAAACTTAAACACTACTGTGTGCAGTAAGGTAGGGGGTAGGGTTTAAAATTTGCTCATAAAGGTATATACGATATATATAATATATTAAGAATCTCTTCTTCTTTTAATTTTTCTAGTAAACAAATAAAAATACCTCCTTCCTAAACTTACCTCCCCTTCCCCCTAAACAATTTGATCAAATTTTTTAAAATGATAAAGTTGAAATTTAAATGAGCCTATTGTCTTTTCTGGAAAATTATGCTAAAATAATTCCATGGGGGTACGATCAAAATGTCAAACATAAAAGACAACCAAATTTACTTTAATATTAAGGATAATCTTGTGAAGGTATCTCACAAAAACCCGATTACTTTTACGGAGTTTCTTGAAGCTACCAATATCGCAATCCTTACCGCAATGCTATCCATTGTAAAGAATGCCCCGGAAGAAGCGAAGGTTGAGGTTAAAGAAGACCTCTATGATAAATACAACGCCGTAGCATCTTCTACCTTAAACATGTTCGCACCTGAAATTGAAATGCGTCCTCACCTCACAGTAGACGCAATATTGGAGGCAGAGAATGCCATTATCAAGAGAAACTCCGACAAGCTTAGAAACCAAAAAGCTACGTCGTGATTTCACCCACTGCCCACGTTGCGGGTCGGTAACTGAAATCTCGAAGTCTCACTCAGGAGCACCGTCAGAGTTTTGGCGTGAGTGTACAAGATGTAATACCTACATCAATACCTATGTACCTCAGGCTCATCAGGCAGCCGTTCACCGTGACCCACATCGCATAGTAGGTAACTTTGGCGGTTATGGCTCAGGCAAAACCTACACATCCCGGGAAGAGGTCTTCAAACACATTTTCCTTACGCCCAAGGGTAATACCCTAATAGGCGCGAACGTTGCGTCACAGTATGAGGCTACTATTAAACGGGATATAGAGGCAGACATACCTGAAGAGTTCATAGCCGACTGGTCAGCTCAAAAGCAACATGTGAATTTCGTTAATGGGCATAGGGTAATGTACCGTCCGTTTGATGATGCCGGTAAAATCCGGTCATATACGCTAAGCATGTGGGTTGCGGTAGAGGCTTCTGAAATCAAACCGGAAGCCTACATCCAGTTAAAAGCTCGTCTCAGGTCTTTAGCTGCTACTACACCGCTCTTAGATGAAAATGGCGATATCGTTTATCATAAGACTACAGAAGGTGAGCTCGTTCCGGTCATAGACCATGACTGGTGTAAGGGAATTTCGGAGTCAAATCCGGACCCGGGTTGGATTAAAACAGATTTACTGGACTACTCCGACGAAATACACAAACATGGTAAGGTCTTAGACAAGTTCGCAATCTTAGAAACAGAACGAGATAAAGATATCTCAAGCCATATCACAGCATCAGACGCTAATCAGTACCTTCCACCTAACTTCCTAGACTCTCTTAAGAAAAATAGGCCGGCATGGTGGATAAATAAGTTCATACACGGTAGCTTCCTATACGCAGAGGGGTTGATTTACCCCAGTGCTATGAAATATGTGGTAAAAGCCCAGGAGCCTGAGAAGAGATGGCGTAGGATAGTGGCCTTTGACTACGGTCTTGCAGATAATTCGGTCTTCCTCTTCGGGGCAATAGACGAAAAAGAGAACCTCCTTGTTATATATAAGGAAATCGTTACAAATAACAAGTCAGTTGAAGAACTAGCTAAGCTATTTCACGAGGGAGCCAAGGATATCCCCCCGGGTAACTGGGTATGTCAGCCATTAATAGACCCAAAATCCGCACCTAAGCGGGATTATGACAAGAAAACCCTGGCAGATCACTTCATAGACTACGGGTTGGTCTTTAAACCAGGGCATATCAACCTAGATGCAAGGATATACCGCCTCAATACCTATCTTGAATCAGGCAAGATACGGATATATGGGGAGACCTGCCCGGTTCTTGTAAAGGAACTAAAGAGTTACAAATTTGCAAGTCAATCAGATATTAATGACGGGTTCTCTGATAAGCCCGTAGATAAGAACAACCACTGCATCAACTGTCTGGAGTGGATGACAATGGAACTTCCCGCTGATCCTCGTAATCTGATACATGGGGCGTACTCAGGTGGTAGGAAGATCAGTGAGACCTATGAAGAACTAGATATCGAAGAGGAGTATCGCGTCCTAACATTGTTCGACGAACCAGACCGGGACAATGATAGAGTCGTAGTTGATTATGAATTCTAAAGGAGAATTAACATGAGAGACAAAGTCAGAGAGAAATTTTTATTAAGTGTAATTGATGACAGAGATAGAGAAATCAGGTTTCTTAGAGAGGCTAACGATAGACTCCATGAAAAAATCTCACCTAAAGTTAACCCCAAACAAGATGACCCATGTGCCCTTGCAGAGGAACTTAATATTAAAGAATTAAAGATCAAGATCATGCAAGCAGATATCGTATATAACAGATTGATATCTGGTGCAGCCGAACCTAACATGACTTATCGAGGTAATGAATAATGGATATCATCATAGCAGTATGCCTAGCAATGGTAGCAATTGGAATGGCCTTTAACAAGACCTTCAAGATTGAGATTTCCCATAAGTATGAACAGCCCCAGATAGTAGCTAAAACAACTCCGCAAGATACAGACCAAACCCCTGAAGCAGACTTTAATAATATACTAGCAGGATATTACGATATGATTGGAGTGAATGTAGATGGCGCTGTTAGAACAAACCAAGAAGCAGGACAAAGACAGCAAGGAGAATAAGCTCCCAACTATAGCCAAGCTTAAAGAGTATTGGGACATCATGCTTCAGTACTACGGTCCTGAGCATAAGAAGATGCGACTCCTTGATATGATGGACAGAGGTGATTTCTGGAAAGCTGTCAAACAGTCTTTTCCTAAGTACCAACTGCTCCCGGATACCAACGACATTGCGTATGTAAAGAGTAACTTAGTTGCTTCTATATATACTATAATGAAGTCCGCAGATATCCAGCCCACATCCGAGAAGGATAAGTCTATCGTAATGAACCTAAACATTGCCAGAGAACAAATCTGGAATCTATCTAAGATAGGTATGTATCAGTTCAAAGCCGGCGACCGGGCTGCGCTCTTAAACCTCGGGCTTACCCAGGTAGGTTGGAATGATGAGCTTACCGCCGGTTCCGGAGATGGCTTCTATCAGGGTAACGTAACGGTTAAGAACGTAGACCCAATGAAGTTCATGCGTGATCCGTTCTCCACAGACCTTGATTCAGCCGGTTACTGTTGCACCTATGACTGGTATCATAAATCGGTCTTTGAGGAAAACCCACTTTACAAAGATACCTTTGCAGCTTATGCAGCTAAGCATAAAGATACCCCATGTATCTCAGTGCCGAACCTTGCAATAGCTCCTCCTATGGGAGCTGCAAAAGATTACTACCTATGGTGTGTATTCTGGATCAAAGAAGGCAATAAGTTCCATGAGATTCATACAGTTAACTTTGAAGAGATTCTTGCTACTAAACACGATATCTACCCCAGCTCCTACCCTTTTGCAGAGTTATACTGTAATGATCCGGCGGGTGCCTTAATCGGAACATCAGAACCTGCTAAGATACTTTCAAACGTTATCGTAACAAACATCATAGATTCTCTGGCCTTTACTAATATGTATAAGAACCAGAACCCTCCGAAGTTTATCAACCAGCAATCCGGGATCAACATCAAATCGTTTGTTGACCACGGTGATGAAGCAAATAAAACCTTCGTAGTTTCCGGAGATGCAAACAAAGCTGTTTACTATCACCAGTTTCCAGATACGCCGGTAGCCCTAACCGCTCTTAAGCAAACCCTCCAGTATGCCTCTGAGCGGATCACCGGTGTTGATCGCAAATATACAGGTAGAGATACAGGGTCTATCATTACCACAGGTGGTACTGAAGAGATGCTCAATCGTGTAACCACAATTGACACGCCTAAAATCTTACTCTACCAGAACTACTGTATGAAGCTTACCCAGTTAGTCATGGCAAACTTCATTAAACATTCCCCCAAGAGGAAGTACTTCTACCAGAAGCCCAATGCTACAGAATGGTTGACCTCTGAAGTAGACTTCCCACACATTGATAATAAGACCTTGTTTAACTATCGTATCGATGTATCCTCTGAGCTTCCTAATTCTAAACAGCGTATTGCTGCTAAAGCTGATATGCTCATGGAGAAACAGATGCAATATAAACAGGAAGGTAGCTCTATCCAGCTTATTAATGAAGAAGAGTGGCTCTCTATGCAAGACCTTCCTAATAAAGAGTTCATGCTTGAGCGTATGGGTATGCAAAGACTTACTGACGCAACAGAGCAAGTATCTCAAGTATTGTTCCAGTATGCTAATCTTGTTAAGCAAGGTATGACCCCGGACGATGCTATCTTGGCAACAGCTAACTCTCTGAAAGAAACCCAGATGGGAATGCCCCCACAAACAGGCCCAGTACCCGGTGTCGCTCCGGGAGGGATGCCTATGGGTGGTACTCCTATGGGTGGAGCTCCAACGGGAGGCGGCGCACCGATGCCGAACCCAGGAATGCCAATGCCAATTTAATATGCTTACCTCCTCATTTTCCCCCTATAATTGGCCCACGAAAGTGGGTCTTTTTATGCACATGTATACTTATACATTTATTTTGCATAAATATACAGGAATATATTGACAGTTGTATATTTATGCATTACAATGAAAGTAGCAAGACATAAGGTTCCGCAAACCTCTAATTGTGTGTAAATCTTGCCACTCCGTATATATTCGCCTGTATATACAGAAAGGAGATCAAAAGGTAGATATGACATTAGACGATCCAGCAATCAGCAATGTAGACTTCCTCGCAGAATTCGGTATAAGTACACCGGCACCAATCGAGGACACACCACCGGTAGTAACACCGGAAACCACACCAACAGAAACTCCCCCAACTGAAACCACACCTGTAACCACACCTGTAGCTACACCGGTTGAAAAACCTGTAGACAACAAAGCCGCAGAAGCCTTTGCTCAGATGCGAATACAGAAAAGTCAGTTGGAGAAAACACTTAAAGGTGTCGCAGAGGTCTTAGGTATAACTAATGTGGACGATCCTGCAAAAATACAAGAGGCTATCCAGGCTCAGATTATAGCCGCGCAAGCGAAACAGCAAAATCTGCCTCCGGAGTTCTTGAAAGAAATGCAGCAGTTGAAACAGTACCAACAGGAAGCAAGTCTTAAGGAGATTCGCCAGAACGCCTTGGTAGGATTTCAGAAGGTTAAAGAAACCTTTGGCTTGGACGACACAGCCCTTAACGCTTTTGCCGATACGTTAGTAGCTCATGGAGTAAATCCGTTCGAAACCCCCGTTGATGTAGTAGCTGTTTATAAGCTTCAGAACTTCGAAGCATTAAAACAAAAAGCCTACGACGATGGAGTGAGAGCGGAGCAGGAAAGAGCTAAGACCGCAAGAGACCATGGCACTACACCATCCTCAAAAGATGGAAAGGGTAGCGGAGACCCGGCAAAGATTAACACACAAAGAGAACTTGAAGCCTTCTTAAGTGGAGGCAAATAATTTTAAAGGAGCGTGAACTTTATGGCATTGATGTTAAATGCAACCGCAGATATAGCAACCTATATCGAAATGGCCAACAACGCCGGAGTCGGCGTAATCAATCCCGAACTGTTTTATTCGAAGCAGCTTTTGGACACTATCAGGTATGACGCATCTCAGTATATATACTTCAGACTCGCAGATGAGATGCCTATCCAGGAGAAAGCTGACAAACTGCAAGTTCGTAGATGGGCTCCATTGCAAGCTCACACTGTACCGTTAGATGAAGGCATCCCGCCTAAGTCTGATAAAGGTTCGGTTGAGAAGTATGAAATGAACGCCTTCCAGTACGGTCGCTACATGGAATTCACTGACAAAGTGGACTTCGCCGCAGTTGACCCGATAGTGGCCCATTACAGCAAAGAGTATTCTCTCGTTGCTATGGAAACTCTCGATCTGCTTGCCAGAGAGACCCTGTTCTCCATCGCTCAGAAATACTACGCTAATGGCGCTGCAAACTTCGCAGCTTTGACTCCTGCTTCAGTTCCTAATATGGTTGACCTCAGGTTGATCGTATTGTCTCTGAAGAAAGCTCTCGTAAAACCGAGAAGCAACGGTAGATACCATGTAATAGGCTCTCCGGAGTTTTACTATGACATGATCGCCGATCCGATAGTTGAAAAATACATGACCTTCAACAACACCACGAAGACCATGTATGACGATGGAATGCTTGTCCCTATGTTCGACATGGAGTTCTATGAGCACATGCTCGTTCCGACCGCATCTGATTATGTGACCGCAGCGAAACCGACCAAAAGAATGTATCGTGTAAGCATCCTCCCCGACACAGACTATGACTATGCTGATATAGCAGAAGACGCGACGATAGGTCCAGTTCCTGTAGTTTCGACTGTCAACGGTTGGGTCAAAGATGGTAGAACCGGCGATGACGCTTCCTATATTCCTAACCAGAAGGTATGGGATTTGGATGCATGGAATGCCGCTAATGTCCTCCCTGGCGAGAATGACTGGTTCGAGTTCAAAGCTCAGCACGTCCTCGTCATAGGCAAAGACGCTCTTGTTCGTACCGGCCTCACAGGGGAAGGTCAGACCAAGATGTATGTCAAAGCTAAGGGTTCCACCGGTGTTCTCGATCCTATCGATCAGAGACAGTCCATCGGATTCAAAATAAATTCAGTAGGGTTTGGTTGCACCAGGCTTGAAGCTGTTGTTGATTATATCTGCGTTCCTACACAGGTCAACGTAATATAATCTAAAGGAGGAAATTCCATGCCAGCAGCAAAAGCTCAAAACGTAGCGGTTCTGGAAGCAGCAATCGCTACGTCCAAAGATGCAGTAAAAGTCTTCAACAGTCAGGTAGCACTCGCCCAAAACAGGCGCAAAGAATTGTTGAAGATATACAGGGAAGAGCCATTAGTACCAATGTACCTCTCACCTATGTATAGACCTTATCTTGGTAATGTTATGACGGTTTATATCAACGGTATCCACGTTTCCTTTTCGGTAGACGGTAGTACTCAGATGGTGCCTCAGACATTCGCAGATGATATAGTATCGAAGAGATTGGCGATAGATGCCACTATCACAAAACAGAATAGAATGGCAAATATCAAATCTAACTTCGAGAGTGCTCCCGGAGAACTAAAACTTTTTTAAAGACAAAGGGCGGGAGTAAAATCCCGCCCTATCTTTATTTAGGAGGTACACTTATTGAGCTCGCTAATCGAAGTGAAGCTTAGCCGTTCACTTGATTATGTAGACTTACATCCCATAGTAGATGTGCATCATGGAGCCCGAGGAAGCAATACCCCACTGTTTAAAGATTATATCAAATTTCTCTTAAAAGATAAACATGCACATTTTTTCCTTGTAGGTGACTTAATCAATAATGGCGTAAAAAGTAGCAAGACCAATGTATATCAAGAAGTAATTACGCCCAGCGTACAGAAAAAAGAAATGATTGAAATGTTAAAGCCCCTAGCTGCAGAAGGCAGAATTGTAGCAGCAGCGGACGGTAACCATGAAGATCGCTCAGCTAAAGAAGTAGACCTACACATTACCCAAGAGATTATGGAACAGCTTGGTCTTGAGGGTAGGTATCTTGGCGGCCTAGGTTTCCTTAAATTATCGTTTGGAAAATATGACTATCACGCAGATCAGTATGTCAACTATGTTATCTGCGGGACCCACGGCACAAGCAATGTAGCAAAGGTTGAAGCTTTTATAAGTGCCTATGAGAATCTAGACGGAATCATCTCAGGGCATAACCATCAACCCATAGGGAAGTTCATCAATAAACCTACCTATAATGCTGCACACAAAACACTAGATACCAAACATGTTGCAATCCTTGTAGGAACAAGCTGGGTGGAAAACGAAGATTACGCAGAACGAAAGATGTACAAACCAACTGCAATAAAACCTAACAAGCTTATCCTCGACGGGTATACCAGAAAGATGAATATTGTTTTATGAGGTGACAATATGCTTTTAAATAATATAGTAATAGGAGTCAATAGCAAGTTAGCTGGTGAACAGCTGATGTATACTGCTATGTTGCCTTACCTCGACGCAGTTATCGATGATATCAACACAGCCATGAATTCCTGTTTCCCAGCATTTTCAGATTTTACAGAAGAAGCCTACCCAGTCTCAGAACCTCCTGTTGAAGGAGCACATGTATACCCAAACTACGACTTCTTCATAGATAAATATATAAGATCAGTTGTGCTCGTTGGAGCAGCTTATAAATTTTATGTAGTAGACGAAGAAGGAGCTATGTCAGCACCTATACTTCAGAAGGAGTATGCTCAAGCCCTTTTCCTTATGCAGAGGGATTACACAATGCAAATACCTTCAGAATTTTCCGTAGGTGGGCAGGGTTTTTTCGCAGACGGCGATACTTGCGAAGCTGAGTATTATTGCGATGATATCGCCGAAACAGAATGCTCTACTACAGAGATAGTCATTGAGGTTTGTGAAGGCCCCCATATCGAATCACAATTGATACCAGTTGCAGGACCACCTGGAGAACAAGGTCCTAGGGGTGAAAAGGGCGATCCTGGACGAGACGGTAGAGATATCGAACCGTTTATATTTGCCCAGCAAGTTCCTTCAGCAACCTGGCAAGTTACCCACAATCTCAACAGATACCCTAGTGTAACTGTTGTAGATAGTGGTGACAGTGTAGTAATGGGTGAGATAACTTACCTTTCACTAGATGTAGTAAGGATACAGTTCAGTGCCGCCTTCTCAGGGCGAGCATTCTTCAATTAAAAAAGGAGTGATTTAAATGGCAAGAAGAATTTTAGTCCCATTAGATATGGGTAAAAACGAAGTTCAAAACATGCGTTTCCACACACTAGCCGGCGCACCAGCAACTCCGGTAGAAGGACAGCCATATCATAATAGCACAGATCATAAGACCTATGTATGGAATGGCTCAGCATGGACGGATATGACGAATCAAGGTAGCACATATACTGGCGCACAAATGGTAACAGAAATCAATGCATCTGCTGGCATCCTTGAAGATAACAACCTCTCTGCAGCTGTGAATGATGCTATCACTAAGAAACACGCTCATGCAAACATAGCAGAATTAAATGCTATAGAGCAAGCATTCACTACAGCATTAAAGAATAAGTTAGATGGTATCGCAGCTAATGCTAACAACTATACGCATCCTGCAAACCATCCTCCGGCAATAATCTCACAGGACGCAACAAATCGTTTTGTAACTGATGCTGAGAAAACCACATGGAATGCTAAAGCTTCCGCAGCTGATATCAGTGCGGCGATTGCGGCTCTTGTTGACACATCTCCTGCTGCACTTGATACTTTAAACGAATTGGCCGCAGCATTAGGAGACGATGCAAACTTTTCCACAACGATGGCAACAGCCCTTGGACTTAAAGCACCATTAGCCAACCCTACATTCACAGGGACTGTAGCCGGTATCACCAAAGCAATGGTTGGCCTAGGCAGCGTTGATAACACAGCTGACTCTGCAAAGCCAGTATCTACAGCTCAGCAGACTGCTCTTGATCTTAAAGCCAATGCTGCAAACCCAGCCTTCACCGGTACACCTACTGGTTTAACAAAAGCTCATGTAGGTCTTGGGAATGTTGATAACACCTCAGATGCTACCAAACAGGCAGCTTTCCTTGACGCTCTTGATAATGCTCATATCGTAGCAGGTCTTGGTTACACACCGCCTAAGAAATATGCAGCTAACGTAGGTGATAATTCTGCGACTTCAATCGTTGTAACACACAACTTGAACTCAACAGATGTTATTGTACAGCTTCATACGGTCGCTTCGACATATGATGTTGTGGAATGTGATATCCAGATAACCAGCGTGAATACCATAACACTCCTGTTTGCAACAGCTCCAACCGCAGCACAATACAGAGTCGTAGTAATCGGATAGGAGTAACCTATGAATATACTAGGTGGATTTTTTGCATTCGGCAGATTTAAACTAATATCCACAATATCTCAAATGGTGAATGGTGACAAAGATGGCATAGCCATGAAAGGTACCATGGCTGTGTCGTGCACCGTAGGAGATGCTTTGTACATGTCCTCTACAGGCTATAACAAAGCTAAAGCAGATGCAGTAGCGACATTACCTTGTGTTGCCATATGTAATGAGACCGGAACCGGTGAAAGAGAAATCCACACATTTGGTCCCATAAGAAATACAGCATGGAACTGGACTCCCGCATCAGGATTTTCTGGACTATTATGGGTTTCAGATGCTACCGCAGGATTGATCACACAAACTCCACCTGTAACTGTGGGTAAATGGAGACAATGCATTGGGTATGTAATTGATGCGGATACAATATTCTTTTATCCTAATTACGCAATAGTAGAGATATAAGCACACGGGAGATAAACTATGGCAACAATAACCAAGTACCCTCAATCGTATACAGCCAGTGCGTGGACTAATCCTACTAATGCTTACTCTAACAATGGAGTGTATGCCACAGTAGCACCAGGCTTGTATACAAATAGCATAGTAAAGTTCTATAACTTTCAGTGTGCTGTTCCTGCTGGTGCTACAATTAATAGTGTTACGGCATATGCTAAATGGAAAATAAGTACATCCGCTGCTTATGCGGAGTTAGGATTGCAGCCTAGATTCGGAGCATCTGCAATCGGATCATTATTGGTAGATTATACTCCTCCAACTACCGATGAAACAGTGAATACGTCTTGCGGAACGTGGTCTCTGTCGAATATCAATCTTAATACCACTTCTGGCCTAGTCCTAGAAGTTCAAGCATATCGTGAAGAAGACGGTTTCACTGCGTCTCTTGATGCAGTATGGATAGTAGTAGACTATACCCCATTACCAGTTAATTATAACGTAACTGCCGCAGCAAGCAACGGTGTTGTCACCGCTCCAACTACAAAAAGCGTAGCGCAAGGAGCAACTGTAACTTTTCCGGTAACACCAAACGCACACTATCATTACAGCTCCATTACAGGTAATGGGTCATGGGCGGCCAACGTACTAACCATAACAAATGTTCAGGCACAGCAGACTTCAACTGTAAACTTTGTAATTGATACCTACAACGTAACAGCAGCCGCAGTAAATGGATCAGTAACAGCACCTGCAACAAAGGTAGTAAACTGGAACGGTTCTGTATCTTGGGTAATTAATCCAACAGCAGGATATGAGTTTGGCTCTATATCAGGTAATGGAAGCTACAACACAAGCACAAATACTCTGACAATCAACAACGTGGCAGCAATTCAAACTACAACTGTTACGTTTGTACCTGCAGGGTATGCACATAAAATTTATGGAGTCACACCTGCGAAAGTATACAACATTACACCTGCAAAGATATATGGGGTTTAACCCATGTTAAAAGTAAACGGGGTAACACCCGTGAAAGTAAATACAATTTAAGGAGGAATGTATTATGGATTCAACACCGACAGACCCCCGTGATGCGAAGCTTTACCCAAACATCACAGCAGATGGACTCATTGCAAAAATCGAAATAGCTGACTCAGCTATGGATGAGCATCTCACAGTAGTTGATTTTACGAATGATGAGCAAGACGAAGGTATCGCAAATATTTTGCTTGCCCTCGAAGACAAGCTTGATATCCCTACAGATACACTTGAACTTCCAACATTCAAAACTCCCGCAGCGGCGAATGCAACCGGAACCAAAGGTGATATTTGTATTGATGCAGACTACATCTATGTGTGTGTAGCTACAGACACATGGAAGAGAGCAGCAATTGCAACCTGGGGAGGCTAACCCACTGGGGGAGTGAAACTCTCCCCTTCCTATTAATATTATGAGGTGAATGATATGGCAACAACTAGAACATGTGACTCAGCTTGTCCTTTCTGGAATCCAGACCTCCGGGTGGTTGAAGGACCTCCTGGTAGAGTTGGAGACAGGGGACCTGAAGGGGAACGCGGCCCACAAGGGCACCATGGCATAACCGGTGATAAGGGTGACAAAGGTGATCCAGGTCCAGAAGGTCCAGCAGGTAGACAAGGACCTCGAGGTATGACTGGACCAGCTGGTGGACCCCCCGGACCTATGGGACCACAAGGACCTCAGGGTGAGCCTGGTGAAGTTAACGGAGTAGTCGGACCTCAAGGAGAACCTGGTCCTGCTGGACCCGCCGGTGCACAAGGACCTCAAGGTGAAATTGGCCCAGCAGGACCTCAAGGTGAAATTGGCCCTCAAGGACCAGCCGGAGCTGATGGCGTAGATGGCGTAGATGGTGCAAATGGGACCAATGGAACCAATGGTACAAATGGTACAAACGGTGCTTCTATGTCAATTGCAACAGGCAGTCCTTTTGTGTCACTTGCTGCACTACAAGCTGCACACCCTACAGGACCTGCAGGTAAAGCAGCATTTGTTGGAACACGTTTATATGCATGGATAACAAATGCTTGGGTTGACCAAGGTGAGTTTAAAGGCGCAACAGGCGCAACAGGCGCAACAGGACCAGCAGGTGCAGAAACAGTGGCTGCTAAAACGTTAACAGCAGTAGACCATCCTTATCAGATATTAACCACCGATAAATGGCTTATTGTTAATGGCACAGTTGATCTTCTTCCTGCTAATCCGGCAGCTTGCCCCGGTAAGATATTTATAATAACCAGGATTAACGAATCCGGAACAGTTAAAATCAAAGCAAACGTGTATGCGATAGACGGGCTTAATGCAGATCGATCTTTACCGTCTGCATACGCAACTTATCAGATAGGTTCAAACGGAACAAGTTACAACATAGTTGGAGGAGCTTAATATGCCAGGACCTTACAAACAATATCAACGTGGTGTAAGAGGACAGCAAACTGAAGAGCTGTTTGGTATGGGGATGAACTTTACTAACAACCCTTTAAAAGAAGGATTCTTAAAGGAGCTTGTAAATTTTGACCAAAAAGATAAAGGCGCATCCCTCATCCCTCGGCCAGGTTTAAGAGCAACTACATTTATCATGCCTCCAGAAGGTGTGGCTTATGGCTATCCAGTTGATGTTGAAGGTAACGGGACTGCCATGATTACAGCTGTTCGTACTTGCGTAGAACAAGATATTGAGTATCAGCAGGTTATAGTTGGTATGCTGAACCCTAATGGGAACTCGGTTCCTGACACAGAGCTGTTTCAAGGTGGGTGTAGAGTAGACACTATATCTCCTACAGTGGATGCTAGAGTCCCGTTTGAAGAGATTCAAACACAGACTTATAAGCAAACCAGTTTAGCAGCACAGGTTGATACGTCATATTACTCATTTAGAAAGCCTGTAAAAGCTGAAATACACGGCTTAAATATAGCAGACTCTAAGTATCTTGCTAGGCAGGTTGGAACCTTTGCTTTCAGTAATAGTTACTACAGTTTCATGAACGGCGTTATTAATGGACTATCCCATACAGTTTTAGACAATGATGAGTATAAGACAGAGATAGTTACACCTAGGTCTATCAATCCTAAAGAAGCTGTCATGTGGGGATACAATATGTTATCCACCACTCCGTATTTGTTTGCTAACTCTTACTTTGCAGGAACGATCCAGCTGCTTGGGATAATGCCTTATATTGGCAATGATTTAGTTATGTCCCCGCAGCCCGGGCAGAATATAACTTTAAAATGCTTCTATGCGGTTCCCTCAGGCAATCGCTATAAAGTAACATGGGAGACTAAGACTCAGAATGAAATCACATGGAACTCTTTAAAAATAGAGGACCGTCTCTTCAACAACCTCAATGAGTTAAGTGCCCCATTTAGTGCAATAGATGCAGCTGTTATGGTGCGTGTGACTTGTAACAAATGGGACGGTGCAGCTTTTGAAGAAGTCCCTGAAGCTGTTATGGTGGTGGGCTTTAACTTTAATAAGGCAGCCTATGGTTCCACAATGAATGTTAAGCCGGCCACATATAATCTTAAGAAAGCTTCAGGTTTGACCTATTGGAGAAACCGGTTGGTTATCTATGGTGTAGTGGAGGATAAGACCCTTCTCTTTATGAGTGAAGTTAATGACCCCAGCTACTTCCCATACCCTAATAACGTTGAGGTGTTTGACGAACCTATTATTCATGCAACCCCGTTCTTAGATAACTTACTGGTTTTTACAGCTACTAGATTGTATATGATTACACTTATGCCTGATGGACTAACTTGGACTAAGAAACTTATCCAGGGAAACTTGAATATCAGGGAGTGGGATGTGCATCTTATCCAGACTGTAAAGAATATGGTGTTCTTTAGGTCAGGTAACTACTACTATATGGTAGTTCCTAAATTAGCTTCAATGACTGGTGATCTTGTCATAGCCCCGATATCAAAAATGATTGAAGGATTTTTGGATAATTTCCAAACTAACATTGCTAAAACATTAAAAATAATGTATAATTATACCAGTACTTTGAATCTTATACACTATTATAATTACCTTGACTTCGAGGATATCCATAATGTATATGTCTTCGAAACCAACACCGGTGTATATGTAAATGTAGTACTGCTGTACAACACGATGTCGAGGTCTTGGAGAGTATATGTATACGAAAGTCAGCATATCTTAGCCCCATTCAAACAAGACGCGACTCAAAAAGGAACACAGCTTAGTATTGTAAATTACCAGAATGAGTTGTGCTTCCAGTATCTGCAGTTCAATCCTTTAAATCCTGTAGATTACTATATACAAAATGTAGCGATAGACCCATTATTTAAAAATTATCAATGGCTAGACACAGGATTCAGAGAACAGCAAGTAGACTATAAGAAACGCTATCGTGAAATTCAGATGGAGTTCAATAACATTTCCCAAGAGCAACTCCAGTTCTACACAGAATTCATGATAGATAGTGAAATCCGCAGAGGATTAATGCAGTATACAGTTACTACCATACCTGATCCGTTAGACCCTGAACAAGTCATAACAACGGTGAGTTATGAGTATGTAGACCCACTCCTAGTTCCGGCTAACACAGAGCTTCCATTGACTAATTACTGGATGCTAGACCCCGCAGTAAGCCCTGAGGTATCCTTGCATAAAGTACAGATGCCTGTATCCGGAAAAGGGTTTTCTCCAAGATTCAAACTGCTCTCATTTAATGAGAAACGGTATGAACTGCTGAATATGATCTGGATTTACAGATTACTAAATTCAAGGTAGGTGGTTACTATGATGGAAGTTGTAAGTAAAATTATAGATACGTTGCAATGGGAGCCTAGGATAGATGCCCTTGAAACAAAGGTGGGTAACCATGAGCATCGTCTCAAAAGTATTGAAGAAGTAGCAAAATGTTTACCAGGGCTGGTAACAGCTCATGAAGTTTCTAAAGAGCAAGTAGAATTTATGAACAAATTACTTTATTGGCAATTAAGTCTAACTGCCGGACTTATAATAACAGTCATAGGGGCAGCGATTGCAATAGCAAGCAGATTTTAAAGGAGGCAATAAAATGGAACCTACTATCACACAAAACAGACTCAAAAGTTGGACAGTATGGCTGGCAACAGCGACACTCATTGCATTTGTAACTAAAGTGTACTTCTCCTATGAAATCCCTGATTGGGATAAACTAGTCAATCTTATCTTACTGGTATTGACTGAGTTTGGTATCTTAAACAACCCTACAGTAAAAAATAGATTTTAGGAGTAGTTATGGAGAACTTCATTGATCTAATCAAATCAGGTGCAATTGATGGCTGGCGCGAATACAACATTCGCCCCAGCATCACCATTGCCCAAGGTATTTTAGAAAGTGGTTGGGGAGATAGCGGCCTTGCTCAACAGGCCAACAACCTCTTCGGTATCAAATGGTTCCCGGGGTGTGGTCATGATGTAGGATACTTCGATACACAGGAGTTTATCCAGGGCCAGTATGTAACAATGAAGGAGCCGTTCCGAGTATACGCTTCTTTTAATGATTCGGTTCGAGACCATTCCGAATTACTTTCAATTCCATTATACACGCCAGTCAGGACAGCTAAGTCTTATCAGGAAGCAGCCTGGGCATTGTATAATTGTGGATACGCAACAGCCCCTAACTATGCTGATGCACTTATCAATATAGTTGAAACCTATGGTCTAAATTATTACGACGGGGAGATGTTTAAAATGTATAAAGACGCAGACAAAATATCCAGCTACGCTCTTAATGACGTAGTAATGTTAAATGAATTAAAGATTATGGTCGGGGATGATGAAGGGAACTTCAACCCGAAAGCTCCGATAACTCGTGAACAAGCAGCATCTCTCATCGCCAGAACGATAAGAGAACTCCGTAAATAAGGTGGTGATTTAGATGGCATTAAAGAATATGGGATTAGTTCAACTGCCTAAAGCTACAGATGATCCAACTAAAAAGAAGTTTGCAGGTGTGACTCAACCTGGGCAAGCTCCCTTAACTCCTGGTATGACACAAGGGCAAGCAGCTGAGTATGATGCTATGGATGCTAAACTAGGCAATTATAATGCAGCTATGTATCAACCCGGGTCACTTATTAATCCTAACAGTAATATAGGACCTTTACCTGCAACAGCTAACAGACCTGGTGCAATTCCAGCTCCAGCTGCTCCCAGTGCAGGTGCAATTCCTAATCTAATGGGCGGGCAATCCCTTGCAGATATGTACGGAATCACTTACGATCAAGATGCTATTCTTGGTAAGTTTAATGATGCCACCAAAGCTCAGTATGACGTATTGGACAAACAATACACAGCTACTGAGAATAAATTTTATGGGAATATGTTTGGGAACCAACAGGCAGGTCTTGATGCTGTTCGTAAATCTAATGCTGCCGCCGTAGCTAATGGTGCATCTCGTGGTATGCAAGCTGCTAATGAGCTTAGCTCGATCTTAAATAATCAACAGCTCGGTGCCGACGAAGCTACTCAACTTGCTGTTGACCGTAACCTCTTAAATGATAAAGAACAAGCAGCTATGGCTCAGAATTCCTTGAATGCTCTGACCACATCTAACGCAGCCGGTATGGGCTTGGGTAATCTGGATGTGACCAAGTATGGTGCAGATACTCAGCTTAATATAGGTGGTATGGACCTGCAAGCTCGCCTAGACCAGAATGCCAAGAATTTACAGGTAGGAGAATTACAGTCTAATGCTACGACTACAGCTGCAAGGCTTGGTAAAGAAGCTACTCTGGGTGCGGCCCAGACTAATAAAGAAGCTTCAGCAGAAGCAGCTCTTAAGTCATACCTGTCCGCAATTGAAGTAGCCAATACAAATAAAGCAGCATCTGATGTAGCTTCTCAAAGAAGTCTTGAAGGGCAGCAACTTATAGCAAACAACACAGCTAAACAACCCGCTGCAGAAGAGACTTTGCAGAATATTAAAAATGCTGTAGCTAATAATGATATGCAGTCTTATGTAGCTTATATGTCCCTCTTTAGTGTTCCAGCCGAAACAGCTATGAAACAATTTAAAGAAGAGCGAGGACTTCTAGAAGATGCAGAAAAGCAAGCTAAAAAAGAAGCTGAAAAAAATAATAAGGTAACTAGGAGTACACTTCCTGATTATATAAATTTATCTCCTGCCTTAGCTAAATATTATGATTCAAACGGAAATTATATAGGCCCTAAATTTAAGGGAGAAAGTACAATTAGTGCAGGATAAAGGATAACTTATGGCATATGTACCGCCTTACAATCTACCGCAAGTAGCAAAGGTGCCTACAGTACTGGCTCCTCCTCAGGTGCCAGTATTGCCTAAGGCATATCAATACCCGAAAGCTTATGTACGCTATGAACCTCAAGAAAGCTTAACCTCTGATTATAACGATCCGTATGAGATAAACTCTCTTGCGGATGTTATCTTAGGTAGCTTTAACAAGGACATGGAGCATACTAAGTTCTTTGGGCTAGAGAAAATTCCTTTATTGAATATAGTCTCAGATACAATGGGCTTAGCACATAGGACTACTTTAAAGCCTCTTCTTAAAGGTAGACCGGATATCTCTGTTATGAACCTCTTGATGAACCTTGGAGAAACTCTTGATGTTCCAAATCAAATAGTTAAAGCAGGTCTACAAGAAGGGGGCTCCGGTGTAGCTAATGCATTAGGCTGGGGAAATCACGGGCGTAAAAACTATGACTGGCATACTGGGAACTTTATAACAGATGTAGGGGCCGAGCTACTCTCAGACCCACTGAACTGGGTAACTCTCTTTGGTAAAGCCGCAGTTTCTGCAGGTGTTAAAGGTGCTATCAAAACTACCATAAAAGAAACTATAGGTGATGTTGCTAAAGAAGTCACTGAGAAGCAATTTAACAGACTTACTCGTAGAGCTGTTAGTGCTTACCTCCTTGGAGACTACGACACTATGAGTAAAGCTATTGGTAAAGTAGCTGCAAAATTTGCAGAGAGTGGATCATTAATCTTTAGGAAAGAACTTAGAACCCCCGAGTTTGTTAAAGCTATGCAGAGTTTAAGTAAGCTCTCCACAGGCATTGCTACTTCTACCACTCTTCAGAGCTTACAGAAAGTCATAGCTCCAGTGGAAGGCTTACAAAGAATCCTCATGAAGGGAGCTATGCAGTCTTCAGGTATTACTCCTGCATGGTGGGCTATCTCTCGTGGAGGTAACTGGGTTTCTGAGTTTATGACAAGGAATGTGGATAATGCTTTAAAACAATTTAAAGGTCCAGATGGAATCTTTGACATCTATAAATATGATGAAGCTTCAGCAGCATATGCAGACCTTGTTGATAACCTTAATATGGTAAATAAGTTAAATGATGAAGAACTGCTTTCTTCAGAAACATTTAAAATTTTAATACAGGAAAGTGTTAAAGCAAAAAAAGCTCAAATTGATTTAACTATGCAGAAATATTGGAAAGACCCGGAAGAAATGAAACATGTTCTTCGTAGAATATTAAATAGTCCAGACAGTGAGAATCCTTTAGATGACTACCTAGCTCAAATTAAAAGCACTAATGAAAAAATGGGTGGTGATCTTGGTGTATTCGAAGATCATTTTCAAGATTTAGTGGATAGGCTTAAGGTTGTGGAAGAGTATAAACGTGTTAAAGAAAGTGTAAAGGCTATCGATCTAAGAAGCTCAAGAGCTTCAAAGATATACGATCAACTTGCTCCCTTATTTGACGAAGCTCCTCCTATAGCTAAGATAGATTTTAATAATCCGTTTGTAAATAAAGCAGACCTGAAGTATAATAACCTAAGGGTTCATACAGCTCTTGCTATAGATGAGTTTGCCCATGCTAAAAAGATGGGTGTCCCTGAGTCTCCGGAGTATACTAAGCTATTTTTTGAAGAAAGCTTTGCGGAATATAATGCTCAGTATGTTGACCCAGTTATCACTAATTTTAAAAAAGAATTAACTGTTGTTCCGGATGCATCATTAACTGAAGTTCTTAATGCCTTTGAAGGTGCTGTTAAAGAAGCAATTCAAGGTACTCTAAATACTATTTCAGATGCTGTTGATGCAGGGACTGATTTAAATAATATTGTATTTAAATTTGATGAGTATGCTATAAAGCTTGGAGAAATAACAGACTCTTATAATCAAATATTTGATGAGATCAAAGATGCCCTTAAACCTAATGAAGTGTTAGGTAAGGTTTACAAGTCCTATTCAGATAGACTTAACTTTGCAGAAAGGACACAAAATCCATTAATTCAGAAAATACAAGATAGTCAGTTTGAGAAAGAAGCTAGAAAGACTAATATAGATATACTTGAACCAGATAATATTGATAATATTAAAAAACAGATTGTGGAAATTTTTACGGACGATCCAGAGCAATATATATCTCAGATTAAGGATATAGTCGGTGGAGATGACCATGTTCTTATAGAAGCTATTAATTCATTCCTCGCAGTAAACCCGACAGATATGGAAGCGTATAGTGAGGTTTGGACAAATCTTCAACGCATAGTGCAAGGTATTGCAGATAAGTTAAAAAACAATGCGCCTGTTAGTGGTGAGCGTATTTATTATAATAAAATAAAAACAGCCCAACATCAAGTAGTTAAAAGATTAGAAGATTATGTTGTGGATATGGCTAAGCACTTAACTGATAAGACACCTGCTTTTATTCAGGATATTATAACTACTGTAAAAAAATATACGGGTGGTGCTGATGATATCCCAGGTTTACAAAGAGATATCTTAGCTTCTTTGTCTAAGGGTGATGTAGCTAAAATTGATAAAAAACTTATAGAGTTAATTAAGGATGTATTAAAACAAACAGAGTCTCCTTTACCTAAAGGATATGGTAAGCCCCCTGTTAAACATAGCACAATTAGTAGTGATGCAACACCTACAATAATGAACATAGGTTCTACAGACCCTGCTGATTTTGCTACATTATTAGAAATGTTAGCAGATAATCATCCTGTAGCTATGACAAATCGTATGATATCTTTGGGAGCCAGAACAATCTACTATGAGTTGAAATTATCTCAGCTCTATACAAACATGTCTTTAATGAATATTGAAAAAGTTAATGAACTGGTTGCTTCAATTAATAACAATGCTGAAGGACTTGGGGCCTATATTCATACAATGGCTAATTCATTTAATGGACCGGTTACTAATAAAGCTACAGGACAAACTGCAAATATGGCAGATGCTGTAAACATAGCTAGAGAAATTATCAATATGTCTACACACTTTGATAACTATGCTCATTTTTTAAATGATTTATCTAATAGCAATATTAGAGACTTAACCCACAACATCTTCTTAGATGTAGTCCAGGGTCTTGCTGGGATATCTCCTCGTAATTTTTTGAATAACTTTGATTATAAATTTAAAGAGCTTATTCAAAAGATTGAAGACTATGCAAATTCAGATGCAAAACGTTCTCTTAAATTAGAGAAGCTTCAAGAAGACCCTAAAGTTAAAAAAGCTATGATGGAACTTTATGGTGTTGAAAAGCTTCCTGCTCATGAAGCTGAAGCTGATGTTAAAATAACAGAAGCTGTTATACGAGCTTTCTTAAAAAAGAAATTTCCAAGATCATATATTAAATATATCATTTGTGATATAGAGACTCCAGGCTTTAATGCTAACATCGGTTCTGTACACCAGATAGGCTGGAAAGTCTACGGAGGAGAGTCCGGGTCTCTTATTCGTAAACTTAGTAGAGCAGATACTTTTGATATCCCTGCTGAAAGTTTCTTAGCTAGTAAGTATAAAGATTTACCTGAACTCGACACTGTAGAGAAACGCTTAGACTATTATATTAAGGCTAGTGAAAAAGGTATGTATACTGATGAACAAGCCATGCTACAAAGCTTTATAGATATGTTAAAAACTAATGACCAAAAACTTACACAATTAGTCTTTCATAATGGTGAAGGCTTTGATATAGGGCAGCTTATGGATCGCATGAAAAGAGTTGGAATATCTGATGAGGATATAAATTATTTTGAACATTTTATAAAGAAAGATACTTTAGCTATGTTGCGTGAGTTGGATGGCTTTTACACTGTAGGCCTTAATGAGCAACTTATTATTAGAAAGCATCTCAAAAAGTATGCCCTAAAACAGGATGGACCTGAAGGTATTGATAAATTGATAGCTCCTAATAACGGGGCCTTTGCAAACTTATTAAAAAAACTTGCAGATGATTTAGGTCAAATCCAAACAAATAAAGCTATAGGTAAGTCTGGTATAGATAAAAGAGTTGCAATAGACCCAGACTGGGAACATCTTGTTAGGACTGCTTCTACTGAGCTATATGAAAAGTTAAAACAAATTGGAAGTGATAACAGACAATGGAAAAATCAGTTTCTTAGTAAAGAAAAATTTGAAGACGGGCTTTATAATAAGTTCTTTACAGATTATGTAAATGAAAATATTGAGGCTTTTATGGCTCAGTATTTAAAGCGTCATCCTATAGAGAACATTAACTTAACTAATCCTGCTCATTATGAAAAAGTTAAACAGTTAACTCTCTTGCAGTATACTCAACATCTTAATGCATCAAAGATGTTATTCTCTTTAACAGATGGGTTCAGTCAGTATGCCTATAGAAAAGCTATAGATGTAGATGGTATCTTAGAATATTTTAAATATAGCCAAGCAGATGAGATCAGTCTTACTATGGGTAAGGCTCTCACTAAAGTAAGCAAAGGATTTGAAAGATCAAGAATGGCTATTAAAAATCCGCATCTTATTAAACCTTATGAAGCTCATATTAAACTTGCTCTTCATACATTAGTACCTCAGGGCGATTTAAAAAGCATAATGACTGTTTGGGGAGATACGCCTAGTGCTAGATTTTATAGTCATCTTAGATTAGATAAAGATGATTTAATTTCTAATTGGATTATGCTTCAATATATTTATAGGCAATATGTTTCTAAAAATAATAATAATGTGTTGAAACAAAAGATACTGGGGTTTATTGACCCAGACTTACGGAGGCTATTAGACCGTCCTCAAGATATTTATCGTAAAGAAGCCTCTATTGCTCAAATGAATTATTTTAAAGAGTCTGCATCAATTAAGGTATTATCTAATCATAACATGGCAAACCCTGCCAAACTGAGGGAAGTCTATGAAGACCTTAAAGCTTCTCGACTTGCTCTTGAAAATTTAGGCAACGATATAGATACTCATAAGTTGTCTCAGGCTAAGTATTTTGCTATAAGTGCTGAGCTTGCTCAAGCTGAAGATATGATTAAAGAGTATGCAGCTTTATTAGATGAGTCTATACCTTTACAAACTAGGAGTACTAATCTGCGAAATATAGGTAACTATTCTGATAGTATTGCACATCAACCTATCACTCAGACTTTAGCGATACCTAAGATGCCTGATGGAACTTATAATGTAAATCGTTTACTTGCACATATGTTAAAAAAAGCTCCTTATATAACTTTTGATGTAGCAGATATTATTACGGACAATACTAGGAAGGGCCTATTTTATGAGTTACTATCACATAAAAATGAACTTAAAGCGGCTGACATTCACATTGTTATAGAAAAAACTAGAGTTTATATGGTAGTAGGTTCGGCTGGAGAACTTCATAGAGTAGACGGTAAATGGTTTTATAGAAAAACAAATAGCTGGTCAGGTGCTTCTGACGAATTTGAAATAGAAGATGTTCTATTAAAAGATATTGATTATGACTTAGCGGCTGTTGATTTAGCACAGCCTAAATTAGTTGCTGCTATTAAAGAGGCTGGAGCTTCTTTAAATAGAATGACTAAAGGTAAAAGTGTAGGAAGTTCTGGGCAATTGATCTTTGATGATTTTTATAAAGAGATGTTTGACAGGCTCCCAGACTCAGTAAAAAAGGTGGCTAGTGGACCTGATATGTTTTCTCAGAAAGAACTATTTAAAGAGACTAGATTTAATTGGTCTAACTTAGGTTCTCATAAATTTAGAAAAGAAATACAGGAGTTTGCTCCACGGAATTTAGTAACTGCATATAAAAATACTATTACTTTAGTGGCTCAAAAGTTAGATGCTAAAGAACATTATCTTAATATGCTCTTTGCTCCTTGGCTTAAGCTTAAAAATATTGTACCAGATTTAGACCTTAATGATGTAGCCACTCGTCTTCAGGAATATCCGGAATATAAATTAGTGGCTTTGGTAGAAGATAAAAATGTAGGCTATAGAGTAGCGTCTTTAAATCCAAAGACTGTTGAGGAAGCTCAACAAGCTTTAGACCTTGATGCTATTTTAGTGCCATACCATGTTTATTCAAATATGTATGAGACTATTAATATGGATAGAATAACAGACAAAGCTTTAGATTTTTGGCGTAGGCTTATATACACTTATAAGATAGGTTACCTTTCAGACCCTGGGGTTTGGGTGCGTAACTTTGTAGAGGGCACCTTTAAAACTATGATAGAGACTCAAACTATATTTGGCACTATCTTGGCTCAGTATAATGCGGTGCGTTTGCTTAGAGGATTTAAGCATGATGTTAAAGAAATTATTAATTTAAATTATTTTAATCTTGAAGAAGCTGAGTTAATAAAACAACTTGAGCAGATGCCTGAAGTAATCAGATTAGATTTAGATTTATCTATTGCTAAAAATAGGCTCAGAGCTATGGAGACTATTCAAAGATATAATGAAGATGCTGATAAAATATTTTTAATGGAAGCTCATGGTGGATTTAGTAAAGAAAATATAGATTTTTATTTTCAATATATGAAACCTAAACTATCTCGTGAAGATTTTGATTTAGCTCATCTTGTAACTAACGACACAGCGAACATTGGTCCTACTGCTGATTTACAGGAGTTGTTTTTTAAGCAAGGTCTTAGAAAAGATGACACTGAAAAGATATGGAGAACATTTGTTCACCAATCAAATAAACTGATAACGTTTAATAGACTAGGTGAGCAGATTAATCGACTGGCTCAGTATTATATTATCAGAGATCGTGGGTTATCAAACTCTACTGCATTTTTTAGAATAGCACAAACTCACTTTGACTTTGGTTTGAAGACTCCGTTTGAAAAAATGATGGAAAATATAATTCCATTCTATACATTTTTTATTAGGAACTTAGACTATTGGATTACAGCTGCTGAGAAGTACCCGTGGATGGTAAACATGTTTAAAGATATTATGACTCCTGTGTTTGATTTTGATAATATCGATCATACAGAATTAAATAATAATAGATCATTACAGAGTCAGATATTAGCAGGTAATATACCAATTGGTGATGATGGATTTAATATTAAATTGAATCCTTCATTCATGGATGCTCTTAACACCATAGCAAATCCTACGAAGTTAATGCAAGGTAAACTAGCTGCGCCTATTCAGACTTCATTAGATTTTATATTACAGAACTCAAAACAATTTCTTTCTCAAGAGATGATAGAGTTGCTTAAAATTTATGATACTAAAGATGGTGAAGAAGCTGCAGCTATCGTCAGACAATTGACAAACTTAATCCCATTATTCGGGGCAGGTGTACAGAGATATACAGATACAGGACCTAAGTATTATGATCGTACTGGTAATGTAGCGAACCTTGTAGCACCCGGACTTTTTGGTGGAACGCTTAGGTATCAAGATAGGTTTAAGAAGAATCGTACTATCTATGCAGCTAGACCTAGACGAAGTGGTAAGAAAACGTATCCTCGCAAAGCTTATTCTAAAACGATTTACGCAAAAGCGTATCGTGCAAAGAGACCGTATAGACCTGAGTACTACAATAACTTTGGATTACGGAGTGGGAACTATGACAGTCTTTATAGAGAACAGTATTCTAAGACCGGTAAGAGTAGGTTAAAAGCTGGTGGATTTGGTAAGATTACACCGTATACAAATATTTCAGTTAAGTATCGGATCAAGAATACCTGGGGATATTTCCGTTAAAAAAAAGGGACAAGGCAATTAGCCTTGTCCTTTACAATAGGGTAGTCTTAGTTTATTATTACTTTTACAATTCTCATACCACCAACAATTTTCACAGTGCTTTATATCTGTGTCCTCATCCTTTGGTTTAAAGCTTCGAGATATAAACGTATCTGTGTATGTCGGAGCGGGTCCCCAAGCTTCTCCGTAGGGTCGTCCTTCAGTTGCTGGTGTGTCTCGTGGTTCTGGTGCATTCCAGCGTCTGACAGCTATTCTATCTCCTCGTTCTGGAGCTCTTTGAAGAACTTCTATAACAGGCTCACCAATAGTTCTGAACCCCATAGAGAGCAATTCTTCACAAAATATTGCAGCTATACGATTTTTTATACGCTCACTACCTATAGGGTCCATGTTAGATATTCTTGCTGATCTGTGTCCTTTTTTGCTAGATACTGTTCCATTTCTGTCCACAACAGAGACTTCAACAATAACAATGACATTATCACCTGGGAGACCTCCGTATTCAGGGTCACCAGGATATATACCTGTTATAGGAGTAAGCCCTGGTTCTCCAGGAGTTCCAGGTTCACCTTGAAGACCTGGATCACCAGGTCCTGCACCTTGTGGATTGTCAGCATATCTTGCAGCATCTACTATATGATCTTGATTGCGTTGTCCTGTATGAACATCTGGCTGTAACATTATTTGAATATTACCATTTGCGTCAGGTTGTAAAGCATTTCGTTGGAACTCTTGTACTGCCAGATCAAAATCTGCAGCCATTATTCTTCCGGTTTGTTCAGCAGCTGCAGTTAATGCTGGGTCTATAGTCGTAGTATCAATTAGCTCATTTAATAATCTCGTTGCCCCATAGTCAATTCTTGTTGGGGGTCTGCTTCTTCTTCTTGCCATAAAATTCTCCCTGTGTTGAACTCCACAGCAATCGCACGATCATCATAATATTCGATCATGTGCCAATCTTTTTCTGAAGTTATTTCAAGTTCTACACCTATATGCTGTAAGCACCAGGCTTTAATAGCAGCTCTGGCTATATCAGCAATACCTTCAGGTTGATTGGAACAGACACGAGCAGTAAAGATTTTAAGCTTTATGCCGGTCTTTAATAGTCTTTTGACGAGTGCGATGGTGGTTGGTATTGGATTACCGATTCTGTCTGGTCCTTCCCATTCGGTGTAGACGGCAAGGGTTCCGTCGAGGTCGAAGCCAATCCAGCCGGGTCCACTGTGGGCTGTATCCATCCTGTTTCTCCTCTCAATTGTAACACACGTTGCCAAGCTTTATAACCTTCAGTTATTAAAGCATTGATAACGGGTTGATCCCGCCAGATATAATAAGAATAGAATCTCCATTCTTTATCCAGCAAGACTGATAGATGCCCAAAGGGTGCATCTAATGCCATCATTTGCGCTTGCAACTGGGTATAGTAATAAGGTGGGATACCGTAGTAACCAGCCTTACTTTCTATAGACCAGTTCTTTCTCGAGACATCTTCAGGTAAAGATTTAAATCCTTCCATTTCATTAAACATAGCTTTGTTCGTAGCGTAGTGTCGTTCACCAGACATAGTTACTACCTTTATTTCTGCGGGAACGTATTTTTCATTTGCTACTGTAACACCATCAAAGTTGATTTTAAGATATGGATAGTTAATCATCTTGTACATATCTTTTGGTTTGATGGTTACTTGTTTAAAATACTGCTCAAACTTTTTGATTATAAGAGGTTCGAGGTCCAAGCCTTTTCGGACAGAGACTAACTCACCAATCTTACGTTCATCAGCTGAGATGGTTGTTGATGCTTTTTGTTTAATCAGTTCTTCTAAGGTAGTAAAAGGATTTACTCCCAGAATAACTGAAGAGTCTGAAGCACCAAAACCATCTCGACGAGCTAAGGCATATTCATCATTACTGTAGAGGTTGATATTTGCAATATCAACCACGATGGGCAGTCCGGTTAAATCAAGACCAATGATTTTCTCAGTGGCTTTAGCTTCACGAATTGTGTCAGCAACTAACGGATTATATACGATATCAGTCTCCATAGGGAGGCTGTCCTGACTCTCAGGAATGTTGGTTATTGCTGGAGGTACATTCGTGATAACCTGTTCGATCCTAGAGGCTGCTTTTTCTTCTCTCTGTGTTGGGTTTTTCGTTTCTTCCATAAAACTCCTTCTGCCAGGGTAAGTCCAGCAAGTCTATTCGCTTGTCTTTTTCCCAGCGCATGATACAGGCTACATGCCAGACGATTGCTGCAAGGTGATCTTCGTCACGCCATCCGGCTAAATACTTTGTTGCATGTCTGAGAATGGAATTCATATGACAGCTAACCTTGATTCCTTTTTCCCAGTTTCTATCTGAATATTTGATAGCTCCATTTTCGTAATGAACTGCTTCACGGAAAAGAAGCTCAGGTTCTAACAGATCGAAACGACCGTTACCGGTTACGATTTCTTTTTGTGCACCTGTATCAAAAGTTGTTCTTGCTCCACTATCAGCTAGTGGTGTCCTCTGTTTCATTTTGTTTCCCCTTTCCATTTTTGAATGTTGCGTAGTGCACTGCATGGCGCAGAGCATCTTTCGCATGACGGTCGATCTTCATACTTTTATTTAAATAACCTTTGTAGGTTAGAATAGGATCAGCCCATCGAGTCTTAACTTCAGATGCCGGTTGCAGGATGCAGGGGACATCAAATCTCCAACACCAGTATTGAAGTATGCCAATAAGTTTACTGGTTTCCATACGAGAATTAATTTGATTCTCAGCTTTACTACCATATAATAGGTAGTCTTCTATAACTACTACAGTACTTGTATTGACAAAGCTTTCAACCATATTTTCAATATTCATCCAATACTCTTCCATAGTTGAATAGTTTTTTGCTGAGATACTTTCTGCTGCATAGATATTATTTTCCAGAGCATCAAAGCAGCACCAACCTGTGGTTCCTTTGCCTTCGTTAAAACTACCTGATGGGTCAATTGCTAAGATACGTTTGTAATTCATTCAGGTTGTGGACCTCCTCTTTCTCTGCCCAATTAGTTTTGGTAACAGACATTTCTGCAATGATTGGGATTAAGGTATCAGGCCAATCTTGCATGATCTTTTGAAACTCAAAGAACAATGCCGGATCATCTCTCTTATGTTTTAGCCATGATAATTCATCATGGATATTCATCTGAAATAGAGATTGTATTCCTCGTGCTCTGCCAAAGTCATACAGCTCTCTAATTTTGAGTTTAAGGAAGTAAGCTGCTGGTCCTTGGATAAGGGTGTTGATGAGTTTATGCCCTGAGAGTCCGTAGTACCTAACTCCGAAGAGGTTGGTTGTATAAGCGAATTCTTGAGCTCTTCCATAGCAGTAACTATGGTAGGATTTAACTCCGGGAAACGCCTTATAATATGCGTCATCAATTTGACGTATCTCTTCGTCTGATTTTTCAGGAAATATTTCTTTAATTTTGTTAAATTTAGCCCCATAGTTCTTAGCGAAATTAACCTTTTTTCCGATAAGAGTACGCTGGCGTTTGAAGTCCGGGTCTCCTGGAGATAACCCAGTAGCGAGTTGAGTAGTGGTTCCATGCACGTCTGTTGGGACCCATTGAACTTCAGGGTCCTCCTGTAGTCTGTATTCTCCATCCAGTCTTCCGGATGTGAATAACGGAATATCATCACTGCTAAAGGCTTTGCCAGTAAGTCTATTAATACACTTATGAGGCATATAGGCCCGACAGAGATTAAGATCAGCGTCTCCCACAAGTATCGTAAGCATAGCTTGAAAGCGTAACTCAATTTGAGAGTAGTCAAGGAAAATGATGCTATCATAATCGCCTCCTTCAGGCTTAATCATTTTGCGTGGGTGAAAGATTTCTTCACCGTCTTTTGTGGATATAGCTTCCTTTGGGAATTGTTGGAAGCTTGAGGTTACTCTGCCAGACACTGTGCCTACTTGGTTAATGGTGGTATACAGTTTATCTGTAGAGGTCAGGTCTCTTAAAAACCTTATGATATAAGTGCTGTACCATTTTTCTAACGAACGTAGGCTCTGCACCAGTTCTATAAATTGTATTGCGCCTGAAGTATTATTTTCTCTGCGTAATACACTAAGTGTTTGTTCCAGCTCTTCTTTCTTTGTGGTGGCAAGGTTTAAGCCGAAGTCATTATTTAAGATATCTTTAATAACTCCATCTTGACCTATAGTGAACTCACGTTCTGCAAGGGCAAATAGTTCTTCTCTTAGCTGTATGATATACTCTTTCATACGCAGTCTACTGACTTCGATATAAGCTTTATCAGCTAGAAAACCTACCCGTTCCATGTAAAAGAATGGGAAGATTAAGCTATCTTCTATTTCGATACCTCGTTGATTACCACGAGCTTCTATGACATCTTTAAGACTCAAGTAGATTTCAATAGTATATATAATATCATAATGGGCATACTTAGTTAAGTTGCTCCTGTTGAGGATATTATAGGGTATCATATTGGAATCGACTAGTCCGACTATCTTGGGTTGCAGATAGATAGGTACATCTAACTGCAACCACTCAAGGTAGTGGGGTATAACATTTTCAGGAAGATCGTTATAATCTGTGATTGGGTCTTTGAAGATATCTTCTAAGACTGATAGATTATAAGTTCGAGCATGGTATTTTGCTGGAGGTTCTCCGCAATTTTTAAGACGAATCTTTAATTTGAGGTTAAGCTCCTTAGCAATGTTAGACTTTTCGTTGTCAAGTAAGGCTTCATGACTTTTGGCATCTCCCCAAATATAACGAGCTGTATACTCTTTTAATTTCATGGGTGGACCGCCATGTTCTGGTGTGAGATTATCATGAGCGTATCGAATATAGAACATAGTGTCTGATAGGTTTTCAGTGGTGTACTGAAAACCAATATTCGAAAGCATATGAAGATCAAACTTGATGTTGTGGCCTAGCATTATTTTTAAGGATGTTGCCAGCTCAAGCCATTTAGATATAACGGCTCGAGCTAGAATAGGTTGACGCTCCAAGTCTACAGAATAAGTGTAGGCTTCGTTTGAGTCAGGGTCTAGGAATCCGAACTGAACCAGAAATGGTATGGACTGTATAATATGCAAGCCATTGGTCTCTGTATCTAGAGCACCTATAGTTGGTTTAAGTTTATTAAAAACTTCTACCATCGCATTTGCTTGCTGGTTAGTGGTTATAGTTACAGAGTTCCAATGTCTTTTAAGCAATCCCGTCACCTACCCTTGGTATATTTGTTCCTCGATTTATTTTGGCAAGTCCCAATCTGAATCGTTCTGTTGGGATAATATCATGGTTTTGAAATCTGATGAAGAGCCCTCTGCTGAGGAGATTGAGTGCTTTATTAAGGTCATCATTTGATAGACCTGAGCCCGCTCCAAGCATATTTTTCGTCGCAGCCGCACATTGTTCCAGCTGCAATATGAGAGATGAATTTTTGTCATAAACAGTTTGCAACGCTTTAACACCGTCTGTATCAATTGTAGAGTATTGTCGCTCATGGATTACATACTCCTTTAATTTAAATGTTGAGTTGTCATAGACTCGCTGAAAATATTCGATAGCGTAGTCTACATGTTCTTTTGTAACTTTGATTGTTTCATAATCATCAGTGCTTACAACATAGCCGGCTACTGCTATTGCAAGTCGGGCTATCTTTTTCCAAGCTTCGGTTCCGAATATCTTAATATGACATTCATATATCCGGTTCATTTCATTAGCCTTCTCCAGGATATATAAGCTTGTTTCTCTATCGATTAAGATTTGTTCCGGTGTCCGGCTCCATATCCATCGTACTCTTGCTTGATAAACTTCTTTATCAA